TATCAGCATAATCATTGGTTATTCTTTGTAAATCTGTTAATTCTTCTTTTGTAATACCTAACGAACTATTTGCATCATCAAAACCTTTTTTAAGTTTTGGTTGCAAATCTGTGATTATTTTTTCTAATGTAGGTATTATTTTTTGTATATTAGGAATATTTTGAACTCTTTTATTTCCTCCTGCTGTCATTATTGCTTGTAATTGAGCATATCTTCTTTCTTCTTCTTTAGTTAATTTAATATTTTTAATTATTGCAAGATTAAATCTTGTGTATTCATCACTCCATCCTTGTACTAATGCTATTTCTTCTTTTGCTTTTTCTAATTTTTCTTGAGTAAGTTGAATTGTTTTTCTTAAATTACTTTGATATTCTGCTTCTTTATTTAAAGCATCTTCTCTTGTTTTACCAGTAGCATTACTTAAAGCACTTTTAACAGACTTTTCTTGTTCTATTAAAGATTGTGCTTGTTCAGACACATAATCAAATCCTTTAAGAATATCTTGACTTATTTCAGGAGTTGCTGATATACTTGCATAAAACTTTGTAATAGCTTTATCATATTCATTAATTTTTTTATCTAATTTAGATTGTGCAAACGTATTTAAAAGTTCTTTATACCCTTTTGCTCCCTCAGTCATCCAATCTGTACTAATATATGCTTTAAATTGTTCCCAAAGAGTAATTTGTGCTTTTGCTCCTTGTGCTAATGCTATTTCTCTTTGCTTTTGGTACTCCATTATTTCACCTAATAATATTTCTTGTTTATTTCTTGCTTCTAAAGCACTTATATAAGCATCAATAGCAGTCTTCGCACTTCCCATTCTAACTGCTTCTTCATCTATATATCCTAAATATTCTGGTGATATTTTATTAATTTCTTTTATTGCTTGTAATCTTGTTTGTTTTGACATATTTTCATTAGATGCAACAGATAAATAACTTGTAAGTACAGATTTTTCTGATTCTATACTTTCAGTTATCTTATCTGTGGCATCTTGTAAATATTTTTGTGCACCTGTTAATTCCTTTGTCTTATTTATCCAATTAATCAACAATGGTACACCTATCAACAATATTGCTAACCAATTATTCTTTAATATTTTAACAAATCCTTTAAGTGCTTTTCCCGCTACTGCAAGTACAGGGGACAAGGCAATTAAAGCCTGATTAAATTTAATTTGTGTGGCACGAAATAAGGATAATTTTGCAGTTGTAGTATTCACCACATTTCCATAAGATGAATATGCTTTTTCATAAGCAGCAACAATTCCTTTTTCATTAGCGGTCTTATTCCATCTACTTGCAATACTTTTTCTTCTTGATTGTAAAAAAGCCAATCTTGACTGTAAAATGTATGCTTTTTCATAAGCAGCACCAACTATTAGCACATCAGCAGCATTCTTTTTCCATGCAGCACTATTATTCATTATACTATTTGTTTGACTTCTGATGGCTGCGTCTTGTTGAAATATTGCTTTTGTATATTTAACAGTTTTTTCATAAAGTACACCTAATTCTTTTTGTATAGTTTTTATAAAACTCAAGAATAATAATATTGGGCCTGAGACTATGGCTATTAAATTTATCGCTGCAATAAAATCTTGCACAGGTTTTGAAAGTTTAGAAAATGAATCCCCAAAACTTTCTAACCAATTCCCTACTCTTTCAATTACTGGAAGTAATATTCTTGAAAATACTTCCCCAAGTTTAATTAAAGTTGCTTGTCCTTGTGCTACTGCTACATTCATTTTGAATTTCAATGTCTCAGAAGCAGCAGCAAAAGCATCATTTAAAGCATTTGTTGAATTTTTAGTATTTTCAAAAACAGAATTTACTTCATCTACATCCATTTGTAATAATGAAATAACACCCATAAACGCACGAATATTTGGAAATACTCGTGCCATAGCTTCTTCTCCAAATTTACTTGTTAAATCACCTAATTTTCTTAATGTAGTTAATAAACCTTCATTTTCTAATGAATTGCGTAATTCTTCTGCTGAAGTACCCATTCCTTTCAGGGCATCCCTTGTTTGTTTTGAAGGTTTAGTTAATGTAAAAAGAGTTTGTCTAAGATATACCGCAGCAGTAACCGCAGGCATTCCTAATCTTGTTAAAGCAGCAATAGCTCCACCTAATTCATGAAATTCTATACTCAATTTAGCGCCAATAGGAATAACTGTTGCAAATGCTCTGGTAAGTTCTTCTGGTTCACCTTTACCTTCTCTTACAGCCATTACCAAAACATTCGTAGCTTCGGCAGCACTCAAAGCCGAAGCCCCATAAGCATTCATAGCTGATGTGACAATATCAGCCACATTTTTAGTTTCGCCTAATCCTGAAGCTGCTGCTTTTGCAGAAACTTCAAGAATTTTCATAGATTCTCCACCTTTAAAACCAGATGAAGTAACATAGTAAAGGGCATCAGCAAGTTCATTAGCTCCTTTACCAACTGCACTTGACATATTCAAAAGGTCTTTTCCCCATGCTTTTGATTGTTCACTTGCAATTCCAACCAAACCTGTTATTTTTGCTATACTAAATTCAAATTTTGAAAAATTTGCTAATGAAGCACCTGTAATAATAGTAGCCGGTAAAGATGCAAATTGAGTTATTACTCTTCCTAAAGACATCATTGAAACTTGTGCCTTTTTAACAGTAGCTTCCATTAACTGAATTTCACGGACAGCCCTTTGAGTTCCTACGGTTGTTACACCGATTACAACTGACATTTGACCTAATAAACTCATTTTCTTTTATTTTTTAGGTATTGTTCTTACTCTTTTTGCATCTTTACCTTTACTATTTTCTTCTTTATCTTGTGAAGCCTTTAGTGCCATTAATATACTTCTCATTTCTTCAACACTTTGCACTTTTTCTTCACCATCAGTTCCACTCCAATTAAAAACGAAATCATCAAAATTTACTAATTGTGTTCCCTTTTTACCATAAGCCTGAATAAATAAATTTGTTATAGTCCAAGCTAAATATGATATATGGTAATCTGATCTCCATTTTCCAATCGGGTCTATCGTATTGTAAGCCTCCCATTCCGCAAGTTGATAACTTGTTAATTTCTTTAACAAGAAATCAGGATGAATTTCACCTAATTCTCGACAGAGTTGGAATTGGAATTGTCGGTCTGGTCGGCTTCTGAGTTTTTTAAGATTTCATCTTTTTCTTCTTGTGTTATAGCATTAATTCTTTGTGCAACCGCTACAATTTTTTCTATATTAGAAGCACTCATCATTTTATTAAGCATCCTATAATCTTCGGGTTTAAAAAGTAAATTACCGTCAGCATCACAAACAGTAACAACTGCTAATTTTGCACGAAAATCATCCAGAGTAGTTTCATATTCTACACCTTTGTTTTTGTTTCCTGACGGTTTTTGTTTTAACATGGACTGTTCCCATACGTCTTTTTCATGGCCTGTCATTTCACGTACAAATACATAACCTTTTGAAAGTTCAACTTTTTCAACTTTTAAATCATCCTTCTGAAGAAGGTCCTCTCTTGTTAATAATACTAATTCACTCATTTTGATTAATTTTTAAAATTTGTAATTTTAAATAATAATAACACTTGATTAGTGTAAAATTTAATTAATTAAGCTGATCCACTACCTGAATTTACCACTACTTTACCAGAGACTTTAAATGTCACATTTGCAGTAACTTTATCATCCGTAGGTATTTCCAATGGTAATTCAGTAACATACCCGCAAAACTCAAATGAAGTTTTTACAGAATCAGGAAGAACAATCTCGTAATAGTGAGGATCATCATCTTCAAAATCTGCAAATACTACGTCATAAGTAGTACGAGTAAAATTCATAGTCAACGAAACAGTCCCACCATCTCGAAAACCAGTAATAAATTCACGGAACCCACTTATAGAATCAAGAGAAGTTACATCAATAAAATCTCTTGTCATAGTAGGTCCTGAAATACTGTTTACTTCAGCGAGTTTCTCCCATACAGAGCCACTCCACCTTTGAAAAACAGTTCCAACACCTGAAATAGCATTACTACTACCTGCTACACATCCCATAATAATTAACCTCCTTAAATTTAATTTTTATCTACGTTGAATGTAGAAATTAATAATAAAACGCACCCTTTGATTTTTGTCGTAATCCAATAAAGCCGGACCACTTATACAACGAATCAAAGTATAGAAAGCACCATTCCAAGACACTTGCCCTTGTCCGTGGAGTAGATTTTTTATATTATAAATCATTTCCCATCCTTCCAAATAGTTATTAGCTCGTACCCTAATTTGAACCATTGGGTATTCATATATTTCATTTCTATCTAAAGTTAATTGAGGTGGCAGAGTGCCAATTTCGAATAATGTAATACAATTAAATGGTTCAGCCGGTTCTTTTCCTATAAATATAGGATATAAATCAATATTACAGCCCGGAGATGAATCTTCTTCTAAAGCAAATGCTTCAATCATTTCTTTTATATCTACAACCGTTGCATTCATATCAAGGCTTTTTTAGCATTAATACTGATTAAATAAAGCATCGCTTCTTTATCAATTTGAAGATGTTTACGAAACCATTCAGGACCTGATCCCGGTAAAGTCCAATGCACATTTTCATAAGGTGGTTCTGTCATTTCATGTACAAAATAAGCATACGGAGCACCTTCCGGTGGTTTTTGATCCATTTCATATCCAAATTTTATTACAGGACCTTCCGGTGTATCTTGAATATCTTTATACCAAGACCTACGAAGATTTCCTGTATCTTCAGGTGTCATAGGAGGTTTAGTATTCATATTGTTTTCAAGATAATCAACAGCCATATTTAAACCTTCCCTTGTACGACCATACAGTTTCATCATTTGAATATCAAATCCACGCATAACATTTTTCAATACTACTGTACGCATATTAATACCAAATTCATTAGTCATTGAAGCCATACGACCTTTAGAAGTAGGAATAAACCTTGCTCCACCTGCACCATGATACCAATTAGAACCTCTTCCCATCTTTACCAATTATTTGCCTTGTTCATATAACCAAGCTGTACGTACAAATTCATCAGTCTTAAAAACCATTGGTATTTTATCAAACCTATGAATTACATAAGCATTTAGAATACTTATTGGATTTGTGGTATCTGCACCTAAATTCTGTAACCCTGCCAATGTTCCAAGATACATATATCCATTCAAATCTAAATCTTGAGTAACAAGAACTGATGCTTTACAAACCAATAAATTTCCAGGATTTCCAGTTGAAAACCATCCTATATCAATTTCATTTTTATTTTCCCAACGACAAAGTATTTCAACAGGAGTATCAAATGTAAAACCACCGTAACCATCATTTGTAG